AATTCCCACGGCACTGATCCACTCCACAAAATCTCATGAGTTGGAGCAGAGGAGGGCCACTGGAACTCATCGACAAACTGAAATCGTTCAACAACATCAGCAAAACGGAGTGGACGCTCGGAGTTGTCACTGTTAGGTAACATGCGAGAGAGGTTTCGACCGCCAGTGCTAATTTGAGGTGCTTCCAAGTCTTGGAAAGAAACACCAACTGATTCTGTGGGCGCGACATCAACTTTCGCTTCACCACGAACGACAGATGCTTGTGCTTCAACTCCAAAGAGGTCACTAGCATAAGGATCAACCAAGCAGAAGTCACACAAGAGTGTTCCCTCTGAGAGGATGACGCGGTTCTTACAACCAGGTGTAGGACACACCGGATTGTTGACATACCATGTCAACCAGGCATTCTCAGCAACCCCACGAGAGGGTTGGGTGTCGATGTAAGGCATGTCAGAAGAGTCAGCACTCTGGGAGTGGATACTCGACAACTCACCGGAGAGCCAGAGATCACGACATGCAGCAAAGGTGATAAGCCTTTTAGTGCTGCCGACGGTACCAAGCTGGGAGATGAACTTCTCACGAAGCTCGTCGAAGTGCTTTCGGCCGTAGCCGAAGACTCGACGCAAAGCATCTTCACAGTTGTCCTCAATAGCCTCGAGCGCTCCTTTGCTGTTGCGTATCCAGCGAAGGGATGAATCAACGTTCAGGAGCTCTGGAACACCATAAATGGAAGTTCCAGGGACAATTCTGTCGCAGCGGGAAGTGTTCTTCAAGAACTCAAGGTCACGGATAGGTTTCAACGCTAAAGCGTTTTCACCTTTGTCTGCTGGTGTGTAGACAATTCCCATGCCCTCAAAAACTTCCTGGACAGTGAGGAAGTTGTAACACTCCTCATAGTTGGCATGCACAGCACTGGCATTGTCGTCGCCATAGACTTTCACGGAGACGTACTCCAAGAAACCATGGGCAGAACGGACTCGTTCAGGTGCAAGCTTGCGCCAAGCGATGTACAACAAACCAAAAGCAAGGAAGTTGTTGAACAACACTGTCGTTCCAAAAGTCCCAGAAGGATTGATCCATCGATTTCGG